CTGCCACTAACCTTTTCCCTGTCTAAATCACTAAAGTCCGCTCTATGGCTAGAGTCTTCGAGCGACCGCGCTACATTAACCAAGCCGCCAACCGTCTGATAGGCTACTCAACCCTTACACAAGACCCATCTATCATACGTGCAGTATCCAAGGCTGTAGCTCCTGGTAGGCCGCTGCAAGGCGTAGAGGATATTGACTACAGCTGGATCGCTGGCATCGCGCTTGACGGTGTCATGGTTGATGACTTCATTGGGTCTCTTGATGACAACGTTGAGGATTACATCTTAGACGTACATATTGGGAACCTTGTCAGAGAACGCAAGATGTCAACGCCAAAGGCCTCGCGCTTTGTTTGCAATGCTTTCTTGCAGGTGTTTCGAGAAATTGCTCCTTCAACCGTGCACGCCGACAGCGCTGCCGTCTTCGATATCGTCGCCCGGATGATGGAGGACCTTGATCGCCATGCTGAACCTTCAGATTCACGGGAGGCTCGTGCAGCTGCAAATGCCGTCCTTCGCATCCAATCACTTGGCCAAAAGATTGCACCGGGTAGAGTGTCGCAGGCAATAGGTGCATCAAGCATCATGAACGGCCTTCCTGTTGAAGTCATCCGCTGGGACAGGTGGTGTTCCGCCATGGAGAATCTCGTCTACAGAGCACATCCCATGTGGGTAAAGTATTGCCAGCTCGCTGCCATGGGTGTGACTCCTCGCCGTCTCAGAGTGCGCGAAGGGGTTGAGAAAGCGTCAAATGCACCAGCCAACGAAAGATTTAAATTCTCAGCACTGGACGGCATCCTTGAAGGTGTCGACAAGCGGTCGTACAACTATGCTGGAGTCGTCGTCCTCTATATCGGCAAGTCCTGCTACTTTTTAGACGCATCGGCTGTCGACCAGCTCAGAACAGTTGCTACCAGCTTGAGGAATGCCGCCATGGCATTCAAGGACTACCGTCTGACTGGAGACCCATCCCCGCCGAACCTCTGGGCCCATTACCTCCATGCAGTCAGGCGTATCTCCCGAATGATCAGGACTTTCCCGGACCCGTCCTACGTCGCTAGGCACATGCATCTTGCTTATACCCGTTGGCAGAATGCCGTGGGCGAAGAAGAGGCACCGATTGATTGTGGGTGGGGAGAGCGAGACATCTCGCTTAAAGCCGATAACGAGGCATGCGGGGCTGCTAACTCTGCCTGGTACGACTGGGTGGTTGGGCTTCAAATACCCGCGCGTGCGATGGCTGAGGTTTTCAAGCTGTACCACCTGCTGCCTCCCCCAGATATCGACCAAGCTGTGCTGCATAATGAATTGTTCTCAAAGACGTCAGACGCCAACAAGTATAACCCGAGCAAATGGCAGGACTTCATCACCTTTTGTAAAGCATACGACATTTCTAGGTTTATGTATAAGAAGCGAAAGGTCCCTAATATGGCTCAGGACCCAGGCTACATTGCCCAAGAATCAGCATGGGCGAAGAGGTGCCTGGCCGGCAAGTTCACGATGGCCCCGAAGTCTGATTGGGGCAAAGCACGCATCAGCCGTGAGTTCCCATACGATCACTCAGGAGACTTCCACATCTTCTCCGCCAAGGACTCTACACGTGTGGTCTCGCGCCTCGCCCCATATATGGACAGAGCTCAGTCCCGCTCGCTAACCCAAGTCGACCAAAATGAGCTGCTCTCTGCACTGTTTAACGGTCCAATCCTATCCAATGGAGAATCGATGTCCGAGTGGCGGGACCGCGTCATGACTGGGAACTTTAGAGACTCCGACGAGTGCATTGCCGCCATAGCCGGGAAATCCGAAAACACCAAGCCTGGGAAGAAAGTGCGTGAAACCCTTTCTGGGTGCGACACAGTCAGGGAGTTTCTAACCGAGGTTGACCATGCTTTGCGCCCACTTGCAGACCTAACCCCAGGGGTCTCGATTAGGGTGCCTGTAGTAACACACAAGCGAAAATTTCAGTCTATGGGTGCACGCGTCTCTACTTGGCCGCATGCTGATGCAATTGCCACTTCGACCGACATAGCCGGCTGGTCACCATACATGCCCCGCCCTGGATTCCACGACTGGCAGGACTACGCCCTCGGCACCACCCAGTGCGAAAACCCACGGGCTGTTCGCGGCATCTGGGATAGGCTCACGCTCTTCACTGATCGGCGGGGCTACAAACGCTCTGGCCACCTGAGTAACGGCAACATCCAGGGTTGGCCAGCAACCTCCGACACAACCATGCACGCCCACATTCTCATATATTGGGTGCACTTACTCTCTGAGGAAGGCGTGATCTCACAGGAGGAAAAAGCATACACTCTCTGCCTTATCGACGATGCAGCAACGGTGGTTGTGCTTGGTGGCACACTCGATGAGAAGAAGCAAAAGGCTGAGCGGGCCCGGGAACTCCTGCGCGATTTATACCTTGGTTTAGGTTTCAAGATGGACACGATTAAGAGTTTCTTCTCTTCGGTGAAATTCGTCTACCTTAACGAGTTATATCTTGACGGGGCCCAAGTTGCTCACTCAACCAAGACTATGATGCGCATCGACCGCGACCACGCCCGTCGCTTTGCCGGTGTGGCTGACCATGTGGCCACCCTTCTTGGCACGGCAGCAAGTGCCGCTGCGACGGGGGGCGACCCACTTGTCGCATACTGGATGGCATGTTGGATGGGTTTCCGCCTGGCATACCGAGCATGCCCAAAGTTTGCTGAGCTTTCACCGTGGTCGCAGGCGATAGCTGGCATGGCGCCCGCGAGTATGCGTGGTCTAGGCATTCGGCCGATCTGTGCGGTGATGAGCTCCGGAGCCCTTGATCAGCTCTCATGGTACGCAGAGATTGCTGACGCTTGCCGTGTTGATGCTCTGGCCCCTTATTGGGGAGCAATACTTGGTCAGACTCCGTCAACAGCCACCGCAAAGACGGCCGCAAAGTCTCCTTTTGGCTACTCGGTCGAAGGCTGGAGCGACCCGAGTGGGAGGATAAGGAGGATTTTTCGGAAAGCCGCCCAGCAAAGGGGCCTCGCAGAGCCCTTTTCCACCCTCAGCGAGATTGATGAAGACCCATCGTGGGAGGAAGCAATCACGGCTACCTTAGGATCTGGTTGCCATGAAGCTTCGCTCCTTGAGGAGACTTTTTCCAACATGCCTGACTCGTTTGTGGATGAAGCTCTTGCGAGAGTCGACAAGAGCGAAGTGGTTGCAGTCCTTTTGGGCTCAAGGGGCATCGGGGCAGCCAGACGGGCGGTTCAGGCGGCTGATAGACTCAATCTTGAGGCAATGGTTCACATTGTGCGGTACGCTCTGCCCAATGCAGCCGATGAATACTTCAGGCTCCGGCGGTTAGGATCTTTCGAATGGGCAAAGAGCCAGCGCTCCAAACACCTTGGTGACTACTGCATCCTCAATCACACGTACCCTTGCCCTTACTCGATGTGGGCCTTTCACGGGCTGATCAACCTCGAAGATGAAGCCAACCCTAAAGTCTCAAGTTCTTCGTACGACGACCGCCGTCTGCACATGACCCTCGGCTCTGGTTCTCGCAACCTATATGATTCCCGCCTTGCCCACATAGGGTACAAAGCATATCGCAGCGTTGGTGCGTCTGTGGTCTCAGAAGCCAGGATCCAGCTCTACAACCCTGTCCGTCGGAAGATCGCTGCTGGCCTCGCAGCTCTCAGGTGGGCGCAGAACTCGGGCCACCATCACCTCGCTCTTACCTCCCTGTTCATGCAGGCGTGGGCAGGGCGAACCGATACGGAGATCCTTGATGTGGACGGGCGTCTTGTGCAGGGGAGCACTAAGCGTATTTCCCTCAGGCATTCCCGCACCAATCACTTGATCTTCCCATTTCCAAACACTCAAGGGGCAGTTAAAGTTGATGTCAGGAGCGCAAGCGCATATCACACACTTCTCGGAGACCACCACATGCACGACATGATGGGTGCGATAACGGCCTTGAGGCTCAGTGGGCTCATCGAAGCTTCATTAGGCATGCGTTTTGGCATGGGTGGGTTTGCATATGGCTTTGGGTACAAAGTCACTGGCACCGCTTTGGTCGATAGAGCAATACGGTATGAGTCACCAGCGCCTTACAGCGAGATAACCAAGGTCACTGCCTTCACGTCGATTGAGTCAAGTCTCTCAGACCATGTCAAGGTCTGCACATCCGCAGGCGCAATGCAGCGAGTCATGAACCTGTACATGGAAGCTGGTGCTGCAGCAGCCGAGCGCTTATACCGTGACCTGTCAGAGGGCGATGAAGCAGACGTGGCACCATACATCGAGGGCACTAGAGTATCGCTAGCAGTCGCTTCATCTACTATGGATCCCACAGAACTCCATGCTGCGCACGCAATCATCCTTGGTGATGTCACTGGCCGAGCAGGTGTTGGTGATCCATACGAGCACGTCGCCCCACGCACGCGGGAAAGCACAAGCGCTGCGGTCCTCACTGCAGCTCTGACGCCCGAGGAATCCGCACGGGCGATTGGCTCCGCAACTGTAGATGAGAAAGCAGTTGCGCTGGCACTTGATCATGCTGTAGCAGCCGCTGCACTCGACGCCGCCAGCCGCAAGGATGACCTCCCGGCGTTCATGGAGAGTGATGACTATGAAAAGAACTGGCGCGCTCTTGCGCTAAGTGGGATTGAGATCGACCGGCTAGTGGAAGCCTTGAGAAGCTCTGCTGCAGGCACTGACATGGAACTCGCCATCCGGAATGCTCTTTATTCAATGGGGATGCCAGGTTGGAGACGTGCTGATGAGCTGCACGATGCGTCTCAGTCAATCTCGTCCTTTGTCGGCACTACGGTCTCTTCACTTGGCTGGCTCCGCGAGCTAGCTCGCTCCCTGAGAAAACTCCGGGCACGTGAGGCTTACAGCAGTATTGTTGTGGCAGGCGGTGCTGGCGAGACTGCCGCTGTAGCTCGAGTGAAAAAGGCTCAGTGGTCTTTTGCAAGTGGCCGCCATGCATACCGAGCTGACCAAGCCGCCGCCCGCAAGGAAACTGGCCCGGCCACCACAAGGAACAACTACATGTCAGTCTTCGCCAGAGCAGCCGCGCGCTCTGTGAGCTTCTATGGCAGGTTTTCCAACTCTGAATTTTTCTCAGGGTGTTACAATGCCACGGTCCGTAGCCTGTTGCGCCACATGATACCTACAGACGATCGAGCTGCTGCCGAGAACCTGCTTGGCGACCGCCTCGCCTTCGATGATCTTATGGATGTCGACGATTGCCTCGACGAGATTCGCCAGACTTGTGGTCAGCTTGGCACACCCGCAGCCGACCTGGCGATTATCGAGGCCGCCCTTGGAGAGGTAAACGGCTGGGTGGTCGATGATCTCGCTGCGGCACACGCAAGCATCAGGCTTGCTTCCCGGCGCCTCCGAACTCGCGTGCCCGCAGCGCCCGTTGAGTCTGTGCTCATCGCGCCAACAACCGCAGACTTCAGGACATTTGTCATACCTCAGATCACCAGTGCTGAAGTCGGTGACCCAGACGAAGGCAACTAGGAGACTGTGCCTCCAGCCCTCCTCTTCATGTGGCTCATAACCGAGAGACGCATCATCCGACATTGGACCCGCCCTCAGGCCCTACCCAGGGTGCCCATAATGCAACTGTATGAGCAAGTAACCTCCTCCCGCGAGTCGTATCTGGCATTTCTAAGTGGACTCCCCATCTATCCCGCGTCCTACATTGAACCCACCTCAAGTTTCTTCCCCGAAAAGTACCCCCTAAGTGATGATGTGGGGGGTTTTGACGTGCACGATTAGACCCTCCTGGCTGTGCGTGGAGCGCTACACGGCCAGGCTGATAACCTTCTCGGCGCAAGCACGAAGGAAAACTGACAAGAAAACACCGACTGCCTTATCTTTGATCACAAAAAAACCTGCGGAGGTACACTGGCGGCCAAACCACGCAGGGAGATTTGAGTTGTGTTTGACCTTTGTTCCTATTTCTGTGTGAGTTGCGCCGGGTTGGCGCCCTGTGTCCACTTTGTGTCC